ATAAGTCACTGTTTCACAGTGACTTATTTCGTTTTTAAGGCGGACAGCCGGGACGAAATCGGGACGAGAAATATTAACGTATTTGTTTTTGCTTCCGGGCGAAAACAAATAAAAAAAATGTCTAATTGTCAGCAAGTTAAAAGTTACACACCTCCGGTGCTGCACACCGGCAAAGACTGGTACATTGACTTCTATGCCTTCTGTCCGGCCACCGGAGCCATGAAGCGCAAGAAATTCAAGCTCAACTACATTGATTCAATCAAGGAAAGGCGGAAGTATGCCAAGGACTTCATGAACCGCATATCGGAAAAGCTGGCTGTCGGCTGGAACCCTTGGATAGAGCAGGAGTCCGGCTCCGCATACATGCTCTTCAGCGAAGTCATAGACCGGTACCGCACATTTCTTGCAAAGATGCTGCGCGACGGACGCTACCGTCAGGAAACAATCAAGTCGTATTCCTCCTACCTCCGGAATATGGAAACGTTCAACGAGGAGAAGAAAGTGCCCATCACCTATATCTACCAGTTCGACAAGGATTTCTGTGTCCTGCTTCTGGACGAGGTCTACATCACAAGGGACAATACCGCCTTTACCCGTGACAATTACCTGGGATTCCTGAAATCCTTCTCCACCTTCTGTCTGAGCCACAACTACATCACCAAGAACCCGACCGAAGGCATCAGCAGCCTTGGACGGCGCGGAAAGAAGAAGATAAGGTGTGTCATCGAGGAGGACAAGCTGCAGAAGATACATGGCTATCTGCTCGAGAAGAACCCGTACATGCTGCTGGCGAGCTATATCCTGTATTACTGCTTCATACGCCCGGCAGAAATGACACGCCTCAAACTGAAAAACATCAGTCTGGCCAGACAGACCATCTTTGTCGAGGACACCATATCCAAGAACCGGAAGGACGGCACCATCACACTGCCGACAAAGGTCATCCATCTCATGCTCGACCTGAAAATATTCGACTACCCGGGAGACTACTACCTGTTCTCGGACGGACTGAAGCCGGGAAAAAGGGAACGGACCGAGAAGATGTTCCGTGACTGGTGGGCACGGCATGTACGGAAAGACCTGAAGCTGTCGGCAAAGTACAAGTTCTATTCATTGAAGGATACCGGAATAACCAACATGCTTCGGCATTATGACGTATTGAGCGTACGCGATCAGGCACGACATAGCAGCATCCTCATGACGGACATATATACACCGCACGATATTCAGGAAGCGAATAGCCTGATAAAGAATTACGATGGTATATTTTAAAAAAAGCCCCTACTCTCACGAGCAAGGACTTCAAAAATAAAAAAAATGTCCGGTTAATGTGTTTATGGCTTCTCATACAGCACCCAATACGGCTGTCCTGCCAGGTACTCCACATGGTATCTGGCATCAGTCAGCTGCTTGGCCAGCTCCATCGGAGCGACATCGACGATATTCGACAACTCGTACACCAGTTCGACTGTGGTTTTATAGCACTTCTGCGAAGTGGCACCGATAGGCGAATAGTTATGGCCGATAAAATCGGCTATGGCTTTTTGCCGTTCGGCTTGTTTTTTCTTCTGTTCATCTTCCTCTGAATTCTGAGCATTATCATTGTATGCCCGAAAACCTATTTTCCTATGATTGTTCATGATCACTGCCCTCCTCCTTTTTTAAATAATTAGTAAGGAACTTGTTAAATCGCACCAGTTCCTCATAGCCTATATCATTAATCTCACCATCACAGTTGCGTGCATACAATTGATATCTCACCGAATTGGTTCCTCCACTACCTGTATCCACAGTCTTGGTGATAAAGAATTCATCATTCATGCCTCACCTCCTTCCTGCTCCAGCATATTCGCCTTCTCACTGAATTGATAAATGGAACGTACCTTGCAAATATCGAGAAAGAATACCGTGTCGGGGCATCCACCACTTATGACATGAGCCTCGATGCGTATAGTACAGTCACGTCCCAAAGGGGTAGCAGTACATTTCATGCGTTTCATCTTGGGGTGTTCGACATTGATGCGGTTAACCACATCGCCTATTTCATGCTTGAGTGCATCCAGGGAAAGTTCATCCTTGATAAGAACATCTTTATACTTCTCTACATAATCAATAACCTTTTTCCATGCCCGGTTCTTGGGGGAATAGGTCTGCAGATGGTAAACAAAGAACATCATGCTTTGCCTCCTTTCTCATTAAAGGTGATGTTGACTGTCCCACCATTGACATAGATGGAAATGGATTTGTCGCTACGTGCTGCACGGATACGTTTACGTCCGGCGCACAATTCAATACCCAGCTGGGCAAACAGTTCTTGAACCTTCTCTGCGGATACATAGCGTCCGCGGGCGCTTTGGGCTTGTTTTCTCATAATGTAACGCTATTTAAATAAAACAATATATTGAATGATACAATGCTCCAATAAAGACGGGAAGGGAACTTTCTCCAAAAAATCGGAAAACTTATAGACAAAGAAAGTTCCGCTTTCCCGTTGCGTTACACCTTGAGAAGGCAGTGGGTGCATTAACACTCCACACGGGGGTCGGAACTATATGATACCATTGGGCATAAAAAATGCCAACGGCAAAAGTTGGCGAACAATCTCGCCTTCTCAAAATGTAACGCATTGCAAAGATGCAGGTTTATTTTGAAATGGCAAAAGAAAAGCGGAGATTTTTTATCTCCGCTTCAATTTTTATCACCCTTTCAAATATTTATCTACTGTATCAAAATCAAGAGTCACATCGACCATCTTAAGCAATTTCCCATACTTAGTCAAAATGGCTTGTTTGGCTTTATCATGTTCGGGAAGAACGGAAAAGAAAGCGGTGGTAAACATCTTATCCAAACTTATTTCATGGAGAAGCAATTCTTTTGCCTTTTCTTTCTCCCCAGTCGAACAATAAAGTAGAAACATTGCTTGGAAGTTCTCGTTTGGCACCATTTTCTTTTTAATTTCCTCTACATGATTACATAATGCAAGGAATCGAACAAGTAGAACGATTTCAATAACCGCAGTCAAAAAAATAATAAAATGAATAATTGTTTCCATTTGGTGTTTATTTAAATTCGTACAAAAATCAGAATAACTAATCAGTTAACAAAAAGAAAAGCGGAGATTTTTTGTTTCTCCGCTTCGACTTCAATTATTTATAGTATTTTTGTATGAAAAGAATCATCCATGGAGAAAAAGTTCAAATTATATTTTGTATTATTGTTCATAGTGGCTCCCTTCATATTGGGAAGCGTTTTCACTATCCTAATAATGCAGTTATTAAAACGGTAATGACAGACCCTATCAGTGTAGAAACTAAAGAAATCAGAATGGCAGCGGTCTTGCTTTCTTTCCACCATTCTTTTATGGATAGTTTCTGCTGATAATTCTTCATTCCCCTGCGTGCCATCTTTTCTCCTTCCGGTGTTAGCCGGAGCCAACCTTCACCAAGTAGGGAAACCAGCTTATAGTCGTCTATCAACGTGTCGAGTACGAAGTTGATGTCTATCTTATCCATTCTTTCAGTGAACTCTTTAAGCAATAGGCTGCGTGCGCTATCCTTGTTGACACGCCCGTCATGCTCCACCAATATCCGTAATAGTCTGTCTGCTATCCTTATTTGTTTTTCAGTCATAGTATTAAAATGGCGAATCCCTTATCAAAACGCGCCCAAAGGTATAGCCACACCTTAACCCGGTTTTACGGATTACGTTTTGAAAAGGGATTCATATTGATAAACGTGTAGCTATGTTATATTGGGCACTGCAAAGGTGTTAATTCTATTTCACATATCCAACAAAGAGAGACAAAAAAAGGCTTCCAACCCGTGGAAGCCCTCCTAATTGTCATTAAAGACCTTACGGTCTCGCGATTGACCGAGAAGTATCTTTCAATCCATTATCGGAATTTACATCATGCCAAGTGCACCTGGCTTATGTCATTCAGAAAGCCATGCAATGCGCTTTCTATTTTTTCAACCTGAGCTTTACGTGGTTTTTTCAAACCTGATGCGTAATGTCCCAAGAGTTTCTGGTTGACCCCCGTTATACGCTCCAGTGCAGCCTTGGTAAAAATACCGCTATAATATTGGAGGAACGACTGTACATCAAAAGTCCATTCTACGGATATTTCTCCCTGTAATTCTTTAGGGACTGTAGAATTATGTTTTTTATACAGTTCAATGGAGGTAAGAAGATTCTCTTTTGTTTCCTGCACAGTTTCACCCTCTCCATAGATACCAGGAACATTGTCAGCCCACGCACCGAACAAGTCCGGTCCTTTTTCAATTGTCACTTTAAGTTTTCCCATAATAAAATCCTCCTTTCAAACATATAGAGAAAAGGGGGAGCTTATTCAAGCTCCATATCCCTAATAATTTTCTTTCTTAGTCCTTCACCCATTTCTTTGGCACCATGGTAGGGCACCGGGTATCTGATACCGTTCTTGTCTTCATAAATCCGATGGCTCCCGTCTCCTTCACCTTTTATCCAGTGCCATCCTCTTTTCTTTCCACGTTTCAGTATCTGACTATGAAATTCTCTTGATTTAACCATATCTTAGTTGTTTCAATGATGCAAAGGTAGTAAAAATTCTACTTTATGCAAATAAAAAGAGCTTTTTTATTCTATCCGATAAAAAGTCCCCTTCAGTACCTTGCTTAATCCATCGACATCTATTTCCGTCTCAATCTTCTCGCACAAATACTGCTTGTTGCCTATAAGAAACACCTTATTCACATCTGGCAGCTTATTGGCTTGGAACTGGATTGTGTAAGGAATATTGGAGTGAAACAGACTGAGTGTCGACAACCGATGTCCGACACTGTCCGGACAAACATCGTTCAAGCTTAGGGAATACGGAAGGAAGTCCGTGAGCTGTGCTCCGGTCTTCTGCTGGTAGTCCGTAAAAGGATAGGCATAATCATAGGCATGTGTCTGACCGCTGTAAGTTACGTTCTGCCGGTTGAACTTGCCGGTATTGACAGCCACTTCCATGTGCCCGTTTTTTTCCTGCTTCTCCTTCAGTTCCACGTCACCGTTTATGGCTTCCTGGACATTGAAGCGCTCCTGCTTGGCAACAGTAGCCTGGTAGCCCACCGCGGGTATGTTCAATACCATGGAGGTGTACGGACGGGACAAATCGTAATCAGCTACAGAGCCATACACGCCGACATTGAACTGAATAATTTTAGCCGGGACGATTCCGAGTGAGGTCTCTACATCGGACGATTCCGGGTCACGGATTAAATCCGCATACAAATTGACTTCACGCAGCGTATTCTTATCATTTTCATTGTAGTTGATATAATACCGTTTGCCAACAATAAAGATTGTACTTTTCTTGTCACTGTCACCCATTCCGTTGTATGCGGCCAGCATTGCATCGTAAGAATCATATTCTTGTTTGTATGCAGCCTCTATGATGTCCCTTTCAATTCGCAGATAGCCGTCATCCGTATGGGAAGGCAGATTGTAGCCCACATTGCCAGTGCTCAAGTCTTTCTCATTCTTTTCATCTTCAATATCCACAGTGAACTCCCGTAGCAGGGAGGATGCAGGAATTATCTCCTTTCCGGATTCTGTAAAATAATCGTTAAGCCCTACGAGGCTCACTACTTTGGTGCGTTCGTTGACCACCGTAACCGCACAAAGGAATTTCTCCAGTTCATCAAAGAATTCGGAAACAGTCCAGTGCGGCAATGCGGCGGCCACCCGGTTGCTGCTTACCGCGCTGCATACATAAACGTTCCGCAAGAAATTGTTATCAAAGAAGGAGGTATCGAACCTATAGCCAAAATGCCCCACTATTCTCTTGATGACTGTCAAAAGGTATGGTTGTACACATCGACGGCCATAATAGGGGCAAAGGGTAAAATTGTTCGTGCCGAACTCATAGATTGCATCGTTCTGAAGATTCTCCCATTTGGCTTCCTGATAGAACACCGGCAACCATACAGCTTCAATTTCGTCCACCGAACCGTAGTAGTTCACCATATTGGCAGGTGGCTGGAAACGGTTCTGATTGTTGTTCGGCCAACTGATTGTACCTAAATCAAGTTCGTCAATATACAGATTATCATTCGTCAGCAGATTAAATTCCGCATTACCTGATACGAGCTGTACCTTAACCAGTGCATCTTCTACTGAGAGTAAAACCGCACTGCCGTAAAGCAGGCATCTGGCGTCAACGATGAGTGTGGCCGGAAGGATAGTCTTTTTTTTCGTCACATCCAGTCTGTTCACGTGCTTGAATATGGCATGATTGGCAGGCATGGGGAGTTCTATGTTCAAGGAGTAATTGGAACTGCGGGTGAAATACGGATTCTCGGAGGTGAACGTAATGTTGAACCCTTCAGGAAGGGCGGCCAATTGTCCGTCAATGTATAATTCTGTCATTGCTTGTTGCGTGATTTATTGTTGTTCAACTTCTGATACTCTTTCTGAGCCTGGTTGATACCCCGTTTGCCGGTAACATAAGTTTCCGCTACCAGCGGATCATCCAGCCTGTTTTTAAGCTTCCGCAATACGCGGGTACATTCTATCAGCATCGCCACCATAGCCGGATCATTGGCCGTCGTTGTGGCGCTGGCAGCGGGTGCTTTGGCTGGTACGGTACGTGTACTCTTTCCGGAACCTGTCACAGCCGCTATGTCTTCAGCTGTCAGATTACCAACATTACCGCTACGCTGTGCCACGTCAATGGCGTCGAATATCGGTCGCAGATTCGGGTTGGCGACAGCGAAACGGTTGGCGACGAACTCGTTGGAATGCACGATGCCTTGTGGCTGATCCCAGTCACCGGGACTGGTATAGCCACCAGTGTAGAAGTTGCCGACCATCCCTTTTACTACAGCAAAAGCCGCTTTGATGGCAGCTACTTGGGCAGCTGCTTTTGCGGCACCGATAAAGGAAAGTGGAGCTGTTGCCGCCAAATTTTTTGCGGTGATTTCCAGTATGGAGATCTCAATAACACGTTCCAAAGCATCCAGTGCCATCATAATGGTTTCACGTAAGAAATTCTTCAGCGAAAGTTCGCCAGTGGCAATCATTTCACCAATCGTTTCTCCGAAGTCGGAAGCGATATCCGTCACCAGAGAGGCATATTGCCTATGCATTTTCATGGTTTTGTCGTACTTCTCTTTCTCGGCATCGGTCTGGGCTTCGGCCTGCTCCTTCTGTATCTCCGTACGTTGTTCCTCAGTCAGTCGGTAGTTGTGAAGCAAATCATTCCAATACCGTTTCCGAATCTCGTTCATCTCCTGGGAGAAATCCTCCTCGGAAGTCAGGTTCCTATAATGATAGGAAGCTGCTTCTTCCAATTCGATACGGAGTTGTTTCTGACGAACTGAAAGGCGTTCTTTGGCAATCTTGTCTGATGCTTTCTGACGCTCCTTTTCTGTCTTTTCATCCTGTTTTTTACATTCTTCATTGAACTTGATTTGTGCCTCCAGCATCTTTACCTGCAACTTCTCACGTTCATGCGGCTCCAGCCCCATTATCGCCAATTTCTCATCCAAAGTCTTTTTCTCCAAATCTATCTGAAGGGCAGTATATTCCTCGTTAGTCTGGATTTCTCCCTCAAGATAAAGCTTCTGGAGATGGGTGAGCTGTTGCATGTGGTTAGTCTCTATATCCTCCAATTCCTTGCTGACACGTTTTTTCCGCTCTTCTTCAGATTCAGAACCTCCACCACTGCCACCGTTTCCGGTAATTGTTGGAGAATCTGGAGTAATAGTCTTGTATTTATCGTTGATGGCAAGCAACTGGGAGGTATAATCCTGCATCATCTGTTCGTAATACCGAACGTTATCGTCAAGACGTTTTTTCTGGGTAGCCCATACGCGGTATGCAGTGGGTGATATCCCGTTGACTGCTGCAAGTTCCTCAACGGACTTGTCCATATTGACGGGGTCATTTATCTCCCATTCGAGATTTTTAAATTTCATGGCATCGGAACCGTTCTTCTGAATCCATTCTGACCTTTGTGCCAGGGCTTCTTGTAATTTGGCATTGGCCGCTTGCTGTTTGGCTGTGAGCAACAGCTTTTCTACATAACCGTCCAGCGCTTGCGTGTTGTTGTTGATAAGCACCCCCTCTTCCGTCAATGAAGCATGATATTCCGGAACAATGGACTGAATATCTTCTAATGCAGCCTTCCGTTTTTCATATGGTTCTTTAGAATCCTCAAGCACTTTCCGTAAAGCATCCAGCTTATTTTTTTCTTCGCTAATGCTTTTTTCAGCCTCTCTATTCATAACCACCAGTTCCTTTTGCCTACGTGCTGCAGCAGAAGTACGCTGAGCGTAGATATACAGTCCTGTTGCTGCGGCTGCAACGGTTGTGGCAATAGCAACAAAAGGATTTAATCCTAATACCGCCCATGCTGCCCGTGCCGCTTTAGTTGCGGCAGAGAAGCGGAAGGTTAAAGTCTCCAGCGCAGCTCGGAAAAGTAGTGTACTTGCTGCCACTGTCCGGGTTACGATATTATGAGAGCGCATCTGTAATATCAACCTGCCTATTGCCTTGTAATCTCCTGCCAATGCGTCGTTCAAAGCAGTGGTAGCTACCCGGTAAGCCGTTTGGATGGCGATTCCTGCTCGTAAGACTAAGTTGTAAGTAGTATGATAAAGAGATATGAGCTTTAATGTGGTATAGTAAGCTGCCAGAGGAACCGTTAGTGTTATTACTGTTGTGCCCCATTTTTTGCACCAGTCAATCAATCCCGGCAAATATTTAAGCACATTGGTCAGCATATTCGTACTCACCGTCAGAGCCGGATTCAGTTTCTCTCCCAAATCAATGGCTGCCAGCTTCATCTTATTGCGTGCCTGCTCCAGTTTGGCCTGTGCGGTATCACTGTTTATGGCCGCCTGCTCATACGCCACATTGGTACCGGTGACGGCAGCGGTGAAGTCTTTCACCATCTCCGTGTTCTGAAGGATTACGGATGCGGTATTGTAGCCTTCCTCCCCGAACATCTTCTTGATGGCGCCTGCATCCATATTCTTGTTCTTCAGATTCTCCAGTGCCTTATCCAACCCGACGATTTTGGGGTTGGTTTCGTCTGCCCCGGTCTGAAGAACCAGAAAGAATTTCTTCAATCCCGTTCCGGCCACTTCATCCTTTATACCCCGATAAGCAAGCGTTTCAATCAATGCGACCGTCTGTTCAATGGGAACATTGGCCGAAGCCGCTGCGGTACCTGCATTCCGGATAGCCTTTGCCTGGCTTGCGATATTGGCGGAACCTGCCTGGGAGCCGGCAGCCAATACATTGGTAAACCGTCCAGCCTGGTCTGCTGCTGCCCCATATTGGTTGAGTGATAAAGTAAGTGAATCAACCGCTTCGTTCAGGGTGATGTCTTTGGCTGCCGCCTGCAATCGCATGGCTTCCTCCGTAACAGCCTTGAGCGCCTCCTTGTCTCCCAGCAGTTCCGGTTTGGCCGAACCGACCAGCATGAACGCATCCAGGATTTCGGCTGCCGACTGGCGGACACGCAAGCCCTCTTTTGTCATGGTGGTGGAAAGCGTCTTGGCCTGCCCGGTCAACCAGGCAATGCTGTCATCATCAAGTCCGGTCAAGGCTTTCAGCCCGGCCTGGGACTCCTCCAACTTGTTGCGTTCATCTCTGATGGCGCGCAAGGCAAGGGTAAAACCGGTAAGGAAACCTATTACGGACAAGATAACTCCACCGAAACGGTTGAACCAGTCCACCATACTGCCAATACTGACAGTCGCTTTCTTGGTTTCGGTGGTGATGCCTTTTATCTCCTGGCGATGCTGTTTTAAAATCCCCTGAAGATGCTGTATCTTCGCCATGGTGCGGTTGTATTCCTCAGAGCCGCGTGTCATTTCCTTAATGTCACGCTGTAGGCGTTTCATCTCCAAATCAATGGAATTGATGTCATTCTTAATTTCCTTGCCATCGATGTACAAGTAGACACCTCTTTTGACAGTCTTGTCACTTTTTGCCATAACGTTTTTCGATTGTTATTTTATCAAACTTCTGAAGCACATTCTTGAGTGCCTGGTCACCGTAATACTCCCCGGATAAATCAGCCAGTGATTCGATGTTATCCACAATGGGAGGGTCTAACCAGGGTAGGGGACTTCGCCGGATAACGGCATAGTGTTCATCAACGGTACGCATGCGCCGGATGCGATATTCAGAAACACGTAGAGAACGCAGTTCCTGACGTCTTTTCTTATCGCTCCATGCCGAATGTCCCTTCATTATAATTCCGTTCTTGACGATATATCCACGCCCGGCGCCATATTCCCGGTACGCACCATACCGGGCAAAGCGGAAACCCAGACCGACATAAGCCGGTCCACCTTCACGGTCTTTCAGCCAACGGGATTGCAGTTCCCTACGCAATCTGCCGGTTGCATGTGTCCGTTGTAGAATATTTACGGAGGTATTCCTGACTTTCCACGTCCAGTTCTCAACTCCTCGATTGAATTTCTCGGAGGTCATTAAACTCTTTTCTTCAGTTATTGCCATAAAAAAGCCTTTAGTTCCGGACACAAAACTAAAGGCTGAAAAGAGTGGAAAAAAGGACAAGAATTCAGCGGACAGAGAACTTGAAATCATTGATCCGGTTCAGCCATCCTTTCCGGAATACAAGCTGCGACGGGTCCCTTTTGCAGATTTCTTCAATAAACCGGATTCTGTCTGCCTTGATAGCTTCGAACAGCTGCCGTTGGTTGGCCAGATTGATACTTGCAACCGTCTGAGGTCCTACGATACCGTCTACATTGATTTGCAGGAGTTGTTGTACCCTTGTGATACCGGGACGTCCGGAGGCCCACACCCAATCCACACAGATGTTCGCAATGGACTGGTTGTGTATGAAGTCCGCTTGGTAACGGTCCCAATAATACTTCTTGAAAACATGAAAGACGTCATCCGGAGTAATCATGCGTAAATCGTCCGCATCAATGTCTCCGTCACCATCCTTGTCATAACCACATGCTTTCCACGTAGACAAGGTTATCCCCATATTGGTTTTGCCGCCTTTGTCATTTTTGTGGTCACTCCATCCGCCTTCCCATTTGCGGATGATCTTGAATAAGATTTCTGCTTTTGCCATAAATAAAGTTCGTTTGTATTATCATTCTACATATTCAGACAGCGGTTTATAAGACGTGCTAAAGTTCTTCCAGCCGTTTGCCGCCCTATATGCTTCCACAAGGTCGTCAGGGACATAAAAAGAGCCACTCCACCCATCCGGTAACGTCCATCCGGCATAGGAAGGGACTTTGCCGGCACGGATGATAAACACCTCAAGCGCTGTGCAGTTGTTGAACGCGTTCTGAAGGAATGTGGTAACGCCGGTACCAATATCCACCTTCCTCAATGAGGCACAATACCTGAATCCTCCTATGGAGGTTACAGAATCCGGAATCACAATCTCCTCCAATCCCGTGGCGGCAAAGTCATTGAGTGAAATGACACCTTCAGGTATAGTGACATTCCTCAATGCATTGCAGTCGCTGAAACATCCTCCGCCCAAAGAGGTGAGCGAATCCGGAAGGTGTACCGTCTCCAGGGACGTATTCCCCTGACAGACCTGGGATTTCAGCCCGGTCAGATGGTCAGGGAAGGATATGCTCCTCAAAGCCGTACATTTGGAAAACGCATAGGCATCGATGTTCTGCAGGCCCGTGAAAAGCTTGAGTTCATCGAAACTCTGTATTTCCGTATTGCCGGAGAAACTGTATCTGTTGATTGTCGTGGCGGCCTGGGCTTCGGACAGACTGAGTTCCCCGTCACCGTCCTTGTCCCATATCGACACGCAGATACGTTTCACTTCAGGGTCTGCGAACTGAATAATACCACCATAGCTGATGCCGGCAGACACAATCCCACTTTCAGTGTCATCCGTGGCTATCTGTGCATAGATTGTTTTCTCTCCATATCCTTCGGAAAGAGTGAAATCCACCGTGTCACCGGTCCAGCCGACCCATGCGACGGAAGCGAGGTCCGCCGATTCCGCCATGCGGTAGCGGGCCGGTTGACCTGCATAATCGAACCTGACCGATACTCCACGTCCCGCCGTGATTGCCGAACCCGAATTTATGACAATGCCGTCAAGCCGGATGTCCAGGTCTGCAACAGAAGTGTCCTTGTAAATGCCCATGTACGGGCCTGCGCGGTACACGCTCTTATACCAATTTTTGTACCCCCTCATGTCATATGCAGACCTGCCGACAGCTCCGGCACTCACAAGAAGGCTGTCGTAATTGGGCTGGTAATTGTCATTGGCACTGTCAGCCACTTTCAGCGCCCCGTCTATGTATTCATAATCTGTATGCGCCTTCAGGAACACATTCCCGTCTCCGCCGGTGAACATGACCGGAACCTTATCTGTACCAACCTCTGTTATGATTACATTGTCATCCATAAAATACCTGGCCAGCGTATAATCCGTATTGAAGGAGCCCAGTGAATAAGCCTTAATCACATTGTTATAAATGTACATACCTATTTCATCTACCACTCCGTCGCCGTCAAGGTCTATATGCTCATCCTCTGAACTCTTCCACAAGGCGGAAACGAACGCACCCGAATAACGGGCCGCCTCCATCACGTTGTTGTAGATGCGCACCTCGCCAAGCAACGGGCCGCAGAACGCTATCGGCCCGTTACATTTCAGCAGCCTGCAGTTGTACAGCCTGCCGTCGAACACGGAGGAACTGGCGTAGTTCTGCCCGCCCTGTTTGCTTGCCCCACTGCCAGTAGTATTCACATAGCAGATATCCACATTGATGGCATTGTTCACCTGAAAACTATCAAGCCCAGTATTAATGAAGTTGACACGATACAATCGAAGATGGTCAAGTAGATGTGCATAATACTCCACTTCCTGCCCTTGACCGTTCGTACCTTTAAGTTTACCGCTACCGTAATAGCCGAGATAGACACCTTCTCCGGCTGTGTTCTGGATTGTACAATGATGGATACGTAGATTGTCAAGCACCCAATTGCCACGCCAGAACCAGGGGACATCGGGGTCAGGGTCCGTCTTGGCCATGATGCCGGCGAATCCCGTACCGTCTATGTCAATGCCGAACATTTCTATGTCGCCCGCACCGCCGGAAACAAAAATGCACGTATTGATTGCAGCGTCATCCGACGATGGATGGAATCTGATTCCCGTGCGGTTGTACCCGTACCCGTCCAATACGACATTACGCATGTTGTCACCGAAGGTGACGGCGCCGAACGACATCCAAGGCCAGTCGAAAACACCTTCTTCATCGTGCGTGATGACCAGGGGACTCTCATACGTAAAGTTGGGCGTTCCGTTCTCCGATGAGACACCGGGGGATACATTTCCCTTTATACGCATACGCATCGGGTAGACTGCGCCGTTTTCCCTCCGGATGCAAAGAGTCGTGCCTGCCGGAAGAACGGACAGGT